TGATAGAACTATGAAACGTATAGCACTTGACATTGAAACAGATGGTATTGACGCAAAGATAGTACACTGTGTATGTGGTCAAGATGTAGACACAGGAGAGAAGTTTGAGTGGTATGAAAATAACAATAGCTTTGACAGCCTGCCTAGATTACTATCTACATATGATGTTATTGTTATGCACAATGGCGTATCATTTGATGCACCAGTATTAAACAAACTACTAGACGCAATGATACCTCTGTCTAAGATACGTGATACTCTAATACTATCACAGATTGTAGACCCTTCCCTAGAGAATGGACATAGCTTGAAAGCTTGGGGTCAAAGACTAGGGGAATACAAAATGGATTACTCTGACTTCTCTCAGTTTAACATGGAGATGTTAGAGTATTGCAGACAGGATGTTGAAGTAACTATTAAGTTATACAAACACCTGTTACCTAAACTACAGAAGTTCTCTGCTAGGTCTATCAAACTAGAGCATGACATACGTGCCATCATAGACCGACAAGAGAAGAATGGATTCAGCCTTGATATACCAAAGGCTTCTATCCTTGTGGCTAAACTTGCAGAAGAAGCTGCGGATATCGAACAAGAGATGCAGGAAATATTCCCGCCTATTGTTCATGAAAGATATTCGGAGAAGACAGGCAAGAGGTTGCAAGATAAGGTTGAGGTATTCAATCCAGGTTCTCGCCAACAGATAGCCTTTCGTCTGATGGAGAAGGGCTGGAAGCCTGAGAAACATACACCTACTGGACATCCAATTGTGGATGAAGGTACGCTAAAGAATGTGGACATACCTGAAGCACAAAAGATTGCAAGGTATCTTCTCCTTCAGAAGCGGGTGTCACAGGTTAAATCATGGCTGGATGTAGTCCAAGAAGATGGTAAAGTTCATGGGCGTGTGATGACATTGAAAGCCATCTCTGGACGCATGGCGCATCACGGTCCTAACATGGCACAGATACCTGCCGTTTACTCTCCCTACGGCAAAGAGTGCAGAGAAGTGTGGAAGACTACTTCACCTTCGTACAAACTGTTAGGCTGTGATGCGTCAGGTTTAGAACTACGCTGCCTAGCACACTATATGGATGACCCTGAGTTTACTAAAGAGGTAGTAGACGGTGACATTCATACAGCAAATCAAAAGAATGCCGGACTAGAAACTAGAGATCAGGCCAAGACATTTATCTATGCATTAATTTATGGTGCAGGTCCTGCTAAGATTGGTTCCATCGTAGGCGGTGGTGCTAGAGAAGGACAAGCAGTCATGAATAAGTTTATGTCAAACATGCCAGCATTGAAGCGTCTTCGTAATGCAGTGGACAAGGCTGCACAAGAAGGTTTCATTCGTGGTCTGGATGGCAGACTATTGGTTGTCAGACAGCAACATGCCGCTGTTAATCTCCTACTACAAGGAGCAGGTGCAATCATATGTAAGGCTTGGCTTCGTAAAATAATACTACTAGCAGAGAGAGAAAAGATAGACTATAAACTTGTTGCTAGTATCCACGATGAATACCAGTTTGAAGTGAATACATTACATGCAGATAAGCTTGGAAGGATTACAAAAGATGCAATGAAGTTTGTTGAAGAAGAACTCAAAGTAAACTGTCCTCTAGATAGTGAATTTAAAATAGGAAATAATTGGGCAGAGACACATTAACTGTTGACATTAATATTTTAGTGTGGCATAATACTTAAAATCAAGACGGTGATCATTGAATCACATTTAACAAGGAGAATAAAAACAATGAGTGTTATTTCTGGTAAAGCATATTGGGCATTTGTTCATGAAGCGAATACTACTTTTGAACCAACCTGGTCTATTGACGTTTCTTTAGATGAAGCTAATAAAGCTATCGTAGAAGCTGATGGTTTAAAGTGGCGTAACAAGGGTGACGAGCGTGGTGATTTCATTACAATCAAACGTAAGGTTACTAAGTCTAATGGCAACCCAAACGAGGCACCTGAAGTTGTTGATCACAACAAACGTATCCTAGCATCTGATAAAAACTTTATTGGTCCTGCTTCTATCGTTAATGTTCAGTACAGAACATATGAGTGGAACTATAAAGGTAACGCAGGTATTGGTGCAGACCTACAAAAGGTACAGCTTCTGGAACTAGAAGAGTTGCCTGATACATCAGACGATGAGTTGCCTGTTGTGGAATCAGGTTACTCTGCATCAGACAGTATCTCTGAAGAGGTTCCTTTCAATAGCTAAGTAGTACCAAGGGAGCAGCATCATTGTGAATGGCTGCGGGCTGGCTTGAGTTTGCGGTGGGTACGCCAGATTTTTACAGGGAGAAAAACATGAACGAATATACAGAAGAGTATGAACTTATTCAGCGTGATCCAATCATGGGAACCGAAACAGTTGTTAAGGGTTCTGCTCTAACGTGGATGGAACTACAAGATTTAATACTTAGGTTTGTCCATGCATCAGGATACTATTACATTACTGACATACAGTTTTTAAAAGATGAAGAGGAAGAGGAAGAGTTATGAGGCATGAAGCATACATGAAACAGGCTAATGTACAGTCTGATAATGTTGACATGGTAAACAATCCACCTCACTACAATCATGCAGGTATAGAATGCATTGAAGCAATTGAAGCCGCACTAACCCCAGAAGAGTTTCGTGGTTACTGTAAAGGAAACAATATCAAGTATACATGGCGTGAGAGTTACAAGAATAAAGATGAAGACCTCGCTAAAGCAAACTGGTACTTGACTAGGTTACTAAAACAAAAGGAAAGCTAATGGCTCATATTGACACACTAATAGATGATATCTATAAAACACTTGAAGACGGTATTGAAAACGTAACAGTTAAGAAACGTGATGCAATCTATAAGTGTGGTACAGAAGTAATGGAAGCAATAACAAGGGCTGTCACAGAAAAACGTGACAACTCCAACCCAACATTACGTATGTCACAGATTGGAAAGCCTTCACGTCAAGTATGGTATGACATGAAGAATACAAACCGTGAGCCTATCACTGGTCAAACAAAGATTAAGTTTTTGTTTGGTGATATTCTTGAATCATTGCTTCTGTGTCTTGCACAACTAGCAAACCATGAAGTATCGGAACAACAAAAGACTGTCGAGGTGGACGGTATCAAAGGCCACACAGACTGTCGCATTGATGGAGTATTAGTAGATGTCAAGTCAGCATCGCCCTATGCTTTTAAGAAATTCAAGGACAGTACCCTGTCTACTGATGATCCCTTTGGTTATATTGCTCAGATTTCTGGGTATGCAGAAGCCCAAGGTGACAAGGAAGCAGCGTTCTTCGCAATAGATAAGTCATCTGCAGAACTTGTTCTGATGAAAGTTCATTCAATGCAAATGATCAATGCTAGTGATCGTATCAATGAACTTAAATCAGTTGTTGGTAAGGATACTCCACCGCCACGTTGCTACACTGATGAGGCTGACGGAGCATCAGGCAATCGTAAGCTTGCTATTGGTTGTGTATATTGTCCATTCAAAAAATCATGTTGGTCAGATGCCAATGGTGGTATGGGGTTACGTGCATTCAAATACTCTAACGGTGTTCGTTATCTTACAGTTACTGCCAAGCTACCAAATGTGGAAGAAGTTGCTGCATGAAGAAGACTACCAAGAGACAGAGAAAAAACTCATACTCACATAAGTATAGAAGCAACTCAGAACTTTCCTGCAGTGAACAGTTAACTAAGAATAAAATTGACTTCAAGTATGAACCATATCCCATTGCATATGAATGGTTTGAGAACAAGAAATACATACCAGATTTCCTGTTACCAAATGGTATTATACTTGAAGTCAAAGGCAGGTTCATGCTAGAGGACAGAAAGAAACATCTGTTCATTCGATCACAACATCCTGATATTGATATACGTTTTATATTTGATAACCCTTACCGTAAACTTTACAAGGGTGGTAAGATGACGTATGCAGATTGGTGTGATAAGTATAAGTTCAAGTTCTGTAAGTTAAATGAAGAGATACCACAGGACTGGCTTACCTGATGATGGATACGGAAATTAATCTCGTACTGTCTAGTGATGCCCAAGTAAGTATATCATCCCCAGAGAAAACTTTATATCTGGCGGTTATCCTTCAAGCATTACTAGACGCAACCAAGCCTTCATACAAAGGAGAACCAGAACATGCAGTCCTAGAAAGAGACAGGGCTATAGCATGGTTCTTTGCATCTGTTGGTGTAACTGCAGAAGACTTCACTGAAGTGTGTGATAGTGCAGGTGTAAACCCTGAATACATGAGACAATTTGCTTTTCGTGTACTTAAATCAGGTGAGGTAGACTTTGTTCGCAAGAGAATAAATGCTATTCTTGGTCACTAGATCTATTGTAATTCATATTCGTTTGTGATACTATTATTTTTCGTCACACTATAATCCCGGAGAGATATACATGAATAATATTTTACCTACAGACTACCAAAATTTTATTG